TTGGTTTAAACGATGATATAATTCTTAGATGGAGGCAGGGCACCACCACATACCCCCTGTCTCCTTTTAAGGATTATATTTTATGTATTTTGGAGGAACGCCCTTTTCAGCATCGCCGTTCGCGGACCCGGGATTTAACCCTAACGCTTTCGTCAATGTTACTGGTTCTAGAATAAATGAATCTACCGGAACAGTATCATTAGTTGGTAAAGCTAATTTCGTAGTAACTGGTAGTAGAGCAAACTTTTCAATAGGTAATACTTCTGTAATAGAGGGTGTGGGTGTTGTATTCACCCCTAACGGATCAAGAGTTGACATTACCACCGGAGATCCAACTGTAGTTGGAAACGCTATATTTGCAATTACCGGAAGTAGAGTTAATTTAAATACAGGGTCACCAACTTTTGCTTTTAAATATCCTGTATCTGGAAGTAGAATAAATGCAAACAGTGGTAGTCCAACAATAGTTGGAAAAGCAACTGTTGAACCAGATGGTTCTCAAGCTAACATAAATACAGGAACTGTTACAATATCTGCAGATGCTAATTTTTCTGTAACTGGTAGCAGAGTAAATTTAACAATTGGTAATGCTGATGTAGCAGCAAATGCAACAGTATCTGTAACAGGAAGTAGAACAAATCTATCTTCAGGAACTGTCACAATTACTGCTGATGCGACTGTACTACCAACAGGAAGTAGAGTAAACGTATCTACATCAGACGTTTTAATTAGAAAATGGGATGGTGTACTACCGGGAGTTTCAATGACTTGGGATAGTGCAACTTTTCCAGAGAAGAGAGTATAGGAGAATAAATGTATTTTGGAGGATCGTCATTTGCAGCAGCACCTTTTGGTAGTTCGGGTGGTATTAGTATTAGAGCTGTTGTTACAGGCAACAGAGTTAATTTAAGCACTGGTTCTCCAACTATAATAGGTAAAGTAGTTGTTACTCTTTCAGGCAATAGAATAAACGCAACAATTGGTAATGTTACAACAAGAGTAGATCAACAGGTTACGGTATCAGGCAACAGAATAAACCTTGCAACAGGCACGGTAGATGTGATATCATGGAACCCGATACCTCCAGGGGTATCACAAACATGGGTTGATATTGACCCATTAAATCCATAGGAGAAATATGGCATCAAGTACGTCAAGTGATTTAAAACTAGAACTAATAACAACAGGTGAAAAATCAGGTACCTGGGGAACTATTACAAATACAAACCTACAAATACTAGAACAAGCAGCTAGCGGATATATCGCTGTTGATGTTGCATCTAGTGATGTAGCTTTAGCTTTATCAAATCACGCTGTATCTAATGGTAAAAATTTATATTTTAAACTTACAGGCACGTTAGCTGCAAATAGAACAGTTACTATGCCTGACTCTGCAGAAAGAGTGTTTGTTGTCGAGGACGCAACTGCTAGATCATCAAGTAATTACACATTAACAGTTAAAACAGTATCTGGCACAGGAATTGCATTACCGGTGGGATCTAAATGTTTGTTATATTCAGATGGCACAAACGTTAATCTAGGTATAAGACAAAAAGGATATTATACACCTACAACTGCATATACTGCTGTGGATGGTGATCAATTATTAATTGATACATCTGGAAGTGGTATCGGGTCTGCTATTACAATAACTTTACCGGCATCACCAGCCGTAGGATCAGAGGTTCACTTTATAGATAGTGGTAATAACTTTGCAAACAACAATCTAACAATAGCTAGAAATGGTTCTAATATTTTAGGTGCAGCATCTAACTTAGTAGTATCAGTAAGTGCGTCGGCTTTTACTTTAGTATTTGTAAATGCAACGAGAGGCTGGGCTTATAAAGATAAGATATAGGACCGGGGACCATGGCTCTAATAGAATATAGATTCGCTCCCGGAATCGACAAACAATCATCAGACTCTGGTGCAGAAAACCGTTGGATAGATTCTGACAATGTAAGATTTAGATATGGTCAACCAGAAAAAGTTGGTGGTTGGTCTTCTCTTGTAACTGATACAATTGTTGGTGTTGCAAGAGCTATGCATGCTTTTACAGATCTAGCAGGTAATAGATATGTAGCTGTCGGTACAGATAAATTTTTATTATTATATTTTGAAGGTCAAGTTTATGACATTACCCCTTTAAAAACTACTTTAACATCTGCAACTATTGCAACTACAAATGCATCACCTACCTGTACAATTACAAAATCTACACATGGTTTATCTGTAGGTGACATAGTGCAATTAGATAGTGTAACATTACCGAGCGGTACAGGTTATAGTGCATCTGATTTTGAAGATAAAAATTTTCAAGTAATAACAGTTCCAACAACAAGCACATTTACAATTACGCAATCATCTAATGCTAGTGGCACAGTATCAACAGGTGGTAGTTTAAGTATTAAACCTTACGAGCCTGTAGGACCTAGAGCACAATCATATGGTTATGGTTGGGGTATTGCTGGTTGGGGTGATGGTAACTGGGGAGAAGCAGCAACTGCATCTGAAGTTTCACTTGAACCAGGTTTATGGTCATTAGATAATTTTGGACAAGTGTTAATTGCAACTGTTGCAAATGGTAAAACTTTTACTTGGAATGGTGGAGCTGCATCACCTTTGGATAATAGAGCTTCAACAACTACAAGTGGGTTTGAAACAAACAGTAACCCAACAGCAAGTAGATTAACTTTAATATCTCCTACAACAAGACACTTAATTCATTTAGCTACTGAAACAACCATTGGAAACACAGCAACACAAGATGATATGTTTATAAGATTTTCAGATCAAGAGGCAATAAACACTTATGCACCATCAGCAATAAACACTGCAGGAACACAAAGACTGCAAGACGGTACAAAAATTATTGGTTCTTTAAAAGCAAAAGAAAGTATTTTGATATGGACAGACAATGCGTTGTACACCATGAAATTTATTGGTGCACCTTTTACATTTGGTTTTGAACAAGTAGGTACGAACTGTGGATTAATAGGTAAGAATGCAGCTATTGAAATTGATGGTGTTGCTTTTTGGATGTCACCAAAAGGTTTCTTTGCATTTGATGGTACAGTTAAATCATTACCATGTAGTGTAGAAGATCATGTATTTGAAAACATTGACACTACAAAAGGACAACAAATAAGTGCAGGATTAAATAATTTATTTACAGAAGTTGTTTGGTATTATCCATCTGCAAACTCTGAGTATAATGATAAATATGTAATATATAATTATGGTGAATCTACTTTAACAAAAGTTCCTGGTGGTGTCTGGTATACAGGCACAGAAGCTAGAACAAGTTGGGTAGATGCAACTATATATCCAAAACCTTTTGCTACTAAATATGACTCTACCGCTGATGGGACGTTTCCTGTAATTGTAGGTCAAGATGGTTTAGGACAAACAACATTATTTGAACATGAAGTAGGAACCGATCAGGTCAATCCTAATGGATCTACTACAACTGTTACATCATTTATACAATCATATGATATAGACCTTGAGTCTAGAATGAGAAGAACAGCACAAGGTGGTGTAGCATCTGGATCTATTGCAGGTGAGTTTTTCTTAGCACTACGTAGATTTGTTCCTGATTTTAAAACATTAACAGGTAATTGTAAGGTAAGCCTTGGAGTTAAGAGATATCCTCAAGGTTCACAAACTACAACTGCTTTAAGTCCATTTACAATTACATCTAGCACACTTAAAAAAGACACTAGAGCAAGAGGTAGGTTTTTAAATATAAAAATAGAAAATGATGCAGCCAGTGAGTCCTGGAGATTTGGTACATTAAAATTAGACTTACAATCGGATGGTAGAAGATAATGACTAAGATAGTAGTAAGAATACCAGAACCAAAAGAAGAGTACGATGTTTCTACACAGAAACAAATAAACAGATCTTTATCTGGTGTTATAGAACAATTAAATTCAACTTATTTAAATAATATAAAAGAGGAGCAAGAAAGATTTTCTTGGTTTTTAAGTGGCTAATATATATAAAAATGCAAAGGTAGATTTATCTACCACAGATAATACTACAATATACACAGCACCATCTGATTCTAGAGCTATAATTAAAAGTATTATAGTATCCGAGGACGCTGGATCAGGAACCACGGTAACTTTGACTATAACAGATGCTGCTTCTGCAGTATTTAATTTGTTTAAAGACAAGGCAATAGCCTCAAAAGCAACAACTGAGCTGTTAACTCACCCTTTAATTTTAGAAGAAAATGAGGTATTAAAGGCACAAGCAGCTGATGCAAATGAATTACACGTTATTGCATCAATACTGGAAATAACAAGGGAATAATATGGCATTTACAGAACCACCATCAGTTAAATATGTAACAATAGACGGTAAACAAGTACCGGTTGTAGAATGTGAAACTGAAATAGTATTAAGAAATAAAAAAACAAACTATGAATATAACTCTGACAAAGAGGCAGAAGATGATATTGCAAACCCAGATACAGATACTATACAAGAAGATGTTACAAGATCTGTTAAGATTAAGGTAGCTCATATGCCTCCACTAGGAGCAGGGTCCGAGGAAGATAAATAATGTCAATATTTAGTGCACCAAGTTTTTACAGTCAAGCAGACCAAAATATATACAATCAAGGTTATAGTTTTATACCTCAAGAACAATTTAGAAGTGGTGTATTTAAAACACCTGGCGATGGTAGTGTAGAAAATGATACATTTATACAACCTACAGGAATAACTTCACTTGGTGGCGGAGGTGGGGGAGCTGCCTTTACTGGAACTACGGGAGATTTAACAACAGCATTTCAAAAAGCAGTAGATGACAGACAGGACAGATTATATAATGCTTATGATAATCCTGACATGGCAAAAATCGCTGGATTATTTCCTGCATTTAAACAAGATGTTAATCCAGTAGACGCTGGTGAGTATCTTGCAGCAGATGAGAGAATACCTCAACAAAGAACTATGTTAGGAAAAGCGTTTATGCCACAATCAGCACAAGAAATTATAGAAGAAGGATATTCACCAGCTCTTAAACTTGGAATATTTTCTAATTTATTACCAGATAGATTTGGAACATTGCCTAGAGGTGATCAAGCGTTCATTGCAAGAAACATGGGTTACACTGGTCCAACAGTATTTGGTGAAAATACATCTGGCCTATCTAAAGATATATTTGGATTAAATACTAGATCTGGTTTTGGCAACTATGCAGAAAGAGTCGGTGTAGAAGCAACAAAACTTGGAGCTCAACTAGGAGGAAGACTATCTGATAAATATGGTGCTGAATTTGATGAAGAAACAGGAATGTTTGTAGGTCCAAATGCAGCCAAAGCAAATCAAATGACAAAAATGATGAGAGCTAAATTTAATTTTTATACACAACGAACTAAACAAAGAGATCTTGATAGACTAGACGCAGAACGAAAATTAGCTGAAGAAGCAAAAGCAAAACAAATGGCAGACGCAGCAGAAAGAGCTAGACTTGAAAGATTAGGTAGAGACAAAGACCGAGGTGGATTTGATCCAAGTGGACCTACACAAGCGTCTATTCGTGCATCAAGAGAAGATAGGTCTGGAAGAGGACAGAGTGGTGGATTTACAAATCCAGGTAAAGGAAGCTATGGACCTTTTATGGCTGACGGTGGTAGAGTACAATATATGATGGGAGGACTAGCAGACCTAGTCGATATATATGATTGATTATAACAATAAAACACGATACAAAGAGAATTTAGGCTAAAATATGACAATATCTAGAATGCAG